ATTGTATTGGTTGGTCTTTTCTTTCGTAATTTAAAACACCCCCGTAATTAAAAACGTATAAAGGTTTGTACTTAGCAAACCTTTTAAACAACTCAATATTAATTTTTCTATCACACCCTATTCTACCGTTAAAAGCGTAGCATAACGCTTCGGCTGTTGCCCTATTAACTCGAAAATTATGTACCGATAATATTTCAACTATTGGATTTTCGTAAATCATCTAATAACGTGTCAACATTATGATACAAATCATCTAATGTACCATTATTTATTATTTCGGATGTTATACCTGTAATTGAATCCATTTCTTTTTCGGATGGATGTTCATCCACGGAAATAATGCTAGGTCTTTGTACTTTCCAAACATTACCACCTAATTCTAAAATTGCGTCTGCTTCGTGTTGAAAGCGTACATCGCAAATAACAACGTTTAAATGTTTATTATTTTCATACCATTGTTTAAACCTTTTAACCCAAATTTTTCTACCGATTACCTCAAATTCTGGGATATGTTTTTGGATATCGTATTGAAATAATTCAGTACCCATAACTTGCAGAACTAATCTTGGTGTCACACCCCAGATAGGGTCCACCGTATCTTTACTATCACCGAACACCTGGTCATCGGTAAAACCAAATATTTCCATAGCGCCACGTTTGAGTGGGTTCGCAAAACTATATTTAACAAAACCCTTGTTATTTACTAAGTAATCACCTGTTGTGTCTTTACCTGATCTTTTTTTACCTAATACACCTACTATCATTTTATTTTCTTTTTACAAAAATAATAAAAGATATATAAAAAAACAAATCCCCTTTCGGGGATTTTTTTATTTACTTAAAAATTCATCAATTATCGATTTCTGTATCCTATTTAAATAGTCTTTAGGTTCTTCTTGAACAGGTTGTTGTTCAGTTGTATCTTCCGAATCCTTGTTTTGTATTTTATTTAAGATATCAGTCATATCTTCCTCAGATATTTTAGTCATATCAATTGCAGATACGATTGAATTTATGACGTATTTATAGTCTTTTGACGTTAATTCTTCGCCACCATCTCTCATTTTTTGTGACAATTTACCAGTTAACTTTTGAACCGTCTTTAATATTGGTTCATCAGGATTTTCGGTTTCTTCACCACCATCTTCCACAGGTAACTCTTCAGTTGGCTGGTTTTCAGCGTTGTCCGCAGGTAATTCTTCAGTTGAGTAGTCTGTCGCTAAGTCAGTGTCAGTTGTATCGCTTGTTGTGTCGATACCAGTATCAATCGGTTCCTCTTCAGCAAATTCATCACCCGTATTAACAGAAGAAGCCGAATCCGTCATATCAGATCCAGCTCCTTTAATTTTAAGAACGTATCGCTCAGTTAAGCTTTTTTTTTTAAAACATCGATGTTTTCTTTGTAACCAACATTTTCATTGATTTGTTTGAACATCATATTTAAATGTTTTAAAGCTTCAGCGTATGATCTGTAAGAATGTTCGTGAATATTTTCAACACCAGTTAAGTAGTCGTAAGAATTATCGTTTTTTACTTTAATGTAAACGTGCTTTTCTTCCTGTACAATAGCGTATTCATTACCATTAGAAGCAACAGCTTCATGTAAAACATTAGCTAATTGGCCTACTAGTGGTTTATTTTCATTGATTTTTTCTTTTTCAATGCCAGCAATTTCAAGAATTCTTGCTAATTTTTGATCTGCGTCTTGTATTTTTTCAGAACCTATTGGTCTCATATCGTTTTTCTTTTAAAAAAATAATTATTCTTCTTATAAATATACGGAAATTATTCAAAAATCAATATAACTCATTCTCTAATGATAAAAACTCATCTTTAATGTCTATACCCATATTAGATAACCTATCCATATAACCAGAGCGTCTTAAATATTTAAAAACTAAATTTTCTGTACTATATTCACCAGAATCACTTAGGCCACTTTTTCTGTACGCTCTTATTTTTTCTTTTAGTTTTTTTAGTTTTAAAAGTTTAGCGTCCGTATCCTCTTCCTTTTCAATATCGGACAACTTTTTATTAAACTCTTTAACCTTTTTTATTATGTCAATTTTATTAACCTGAGGTTTTTCCTTTGTCGGTGTTTTTCTCCATTTATTATATAAGACGCTATAGATACCGTCAGAAGCTTCCAATTCTTCGGTGATATCCTGAACATAAACCTCAACGTCAAAGTTTTTAACTTTTATGTTGTGCTTTAAATTATAAATTTCTTTTTTTGCTGTAAAAAATTCATCTGTTAAATCTTGATCCTCATTAAATTTAGATTTATCCACAACCAAATGTAAGTCAACATCAGAATAGTCGGACCAATTATAGTTTGCCAAACTACCCACAAAAAGTATGTCTTCAATCGCAAATGAATCAACCCCAATACTTTCGATAAAATCTTTAGAGACTAAAATCAAATGCTCTCTAACATCTCTATCTAATTTTATGGTTGAGAAATCTTCTGACGTTGGGTTAGACCACACATCAGGGCATAAGGTTTTTTTTGGTATAAAACTATTTAATATCTTGTCCATATCTAATAAATATCACGTTTATTAAATAAAAACTATTTTTATATCAAATAATCTTCTTCGAATTCACTTGAGATGTAATGATCATCAGTTTTTTCGATCCAACCTGTTATGATATATTTCGTTTGGTTTAAACCAGGTGGGTTACCCCTATGTTTATGCGTCCATAGTGCTGGGGCAATTAATAGTGTACCAGTTTCGGGTTTAACTTTTTGGTGGTTAAATTTAAATTCGGTTTCACCACCACCAACATCATTCAGATAATATATAAAAAATAATTCTCTTTTAGCCGTAGAGCCACCCTCATTTTCATGGTGCCAAACATAATAACCCTGGTCACCTATATATCTTTGTATTTGCATGTGTGGGTGACCGCAGTTTGTTGCGCCAAAACAAGCTTGTGCCGTCCTAACTAAAGCGGCTTTCGATGAAAACTCTCCAGTCATTGTCAAAAAATTATTCTGTTCTAAATATTCAACTAAAAAACCTAAAAGATTTTCTCTCAAATAATCATATATCGTTGACCAAACCGAATTATCTAGATTTAGGTGAATCATTAGGTCTGTTGATGATTTAACTTTTTTGTTTGTACCAGCACCACTTATTCCCTCCATTTGGTTACTAGAGGTCTCAAACTCTCTAATAATAAAATCACAAACATCTTTTGTTATCGCATTATTGTATATTTTTACTAAATTGTCCATATTAAAAATTCTTTGTGTGTATTATTTTAAACGAATCTATCTTATCATTAAGTCTCAGTGGTGTGAAATTATCTTGTGTGAAGTCACATAATTCACTTCCTTTAAAATAAACAAATGCTTTTGCTTGATGTCTATCAACAATATCGTTAACATACGATCTAACCGAACTAACAAAATCTTTAAAGTCTAAACCATTATTTTCACAAATAATTAAAATCGGGTTATTAATTAAAGAATTATTATAAGAATATATTAAATCACCCTCATACCAAAATTCTATTCTCCAGCTAGATATGTCATTCATTGGGTAGGCTCCCCATGTCCCGCTGTTTAAGTACATTTCACCAATAAACTCATTATTTTCAAACCACTTAACTAGATAGTTATGATCACCCCTAACATTAACTTTGGCCGCACCATGAAAAGTTATGTTAACCCTAGAGTTATACCTCACATCAATTTCCATATTTAAACTTTTCTGTATGTGTAATTTTTTGAGATGTTTTTATTGAAATATTTTCCCTGACTTTCCGATAAATTTAATTCAGCGAAAATTTCGTGTGGCACATCATCATATTCATAAATCAGGCCGTTATTAAATGTGACCGCTAATTTCTTTGTGTTTGTGTTATATTTCCCACTTCTTATGTTTGAGCTCACGTAGGAGACGATGATTTCTTCACCAATATATTGCTTACTTGTTACTGACATTGTATTCTAGTTTTCTTGTTTGTGTTATTTTAACGAAATTTTTTACCGTACTTAAATCAATGACATCTGTAACTGTAACCAATAACGGTTGCTCATCTTCCACATTTTCAGTACTTTTCGTTGTGATTAGTAGACTATTCCCGCTAATCATTTGGGTCGTTGTATTATTGAACTCAATAAAACCCCCATCTTTAAAGTAAACTGTTATTTTTTCCATCATATTTATTTTTATAACAAAATTAAGAAAACTGTTTGGATATGTCAAGAATATACTTATCTTTGCAGAAAAACAATTGATATAATATGAAAGAGAGAATGACAAACGAATTGAGGGTGGCATTTACAAAGGGTCAGTCTATCGCCTTGAAGTACTCAGATTCAACGCTAAGATTGCAACATGTAATGTATGGGGTATTAACCACTGAGAATATGATCTATGAGATAGTTAAGTCTAAAGTTTTAGATTTTGACACAATGGTTAACGATTTAAACGAGATAAACAAAAGACTATCGGACTCAGGTAAAGATGAGATTAGTACTATACTACCATTTGAATCTGATTTACAGGATGTGATTAAAGAGTCCATATCTAGGAAAAAATCCGAGGATTATATCACAGTTGAGTTATTTTTTATGGTTGCAATTGAAAAGGATAACGCAATTAGTAAATTATTTAAAGATTATGGTTTGACCAAAACATTTGTTGCTAAAAAAATTAAACAGTTGTCCGCACCACAAAATGTTAATTCCTTTTATAGCGATGTAAACAATAACAATAATAACGATTGGTCTAAGGACAAAAAAAGTCCTAACGATGCGAATAAAAATATTTCGAGGACAAAAACCCCAACCCTAGATAATTTTGGGCGTGACTTAACGGTTTTAGCACAAGAAGGTAAGCTAGATCCTGTAATCGGTAGAGCTGAAGAAGTTGAGCGTGTTTGTCAAATTCTAACCAGAAGAAAGAAAAATAACCCAATTCTAATTGGTGATCCTGGTGTTGGTAAAACCGCAATTGCTGAAAGTTTGGCAATAAAAATCGCCACTGGTGATTGCCCTAGGCCGTTATTAAATAAGCGTGTTGTAACCTTAGATATGACATCATTAGTTGCTGGCACAAAATATCGTGGTCAGTTTGAAGAAAGAATTAAAGCGATTGTTGACGAAGCTAAAGATAGTCCTAATGTAATTTTGTTTATCGATGAGATTCACACAATTGTTGGTGCTGGTAATTCCTCTGGGTCTTTAGACGCTGCAAACGTGTTTAAACCAGCCTTGGCTCGTGGTGAACTACAATGTATCGGTGCAACTACTTTAGACGAGTACCGTGAACACATTGAGAAAGATGGTGCGCTCGATAGAAGATTCCAAAAAGTCACAGTGAACCCACCTAGTATTTCGGATACAAAGGAAATATTAATGAATATTAAAGTTAAGTATGAGGATTATCATAAAGTAGTATACACAGAGGATGCTATTAATGAGATTATTGCATTGGCTGATAGATATATAACTAATCGTGAATTCCCAGACAAGGCTATCGATATTATGGATGAAGCTGGTTCTAGGACGCAGGTTTCTATTAAGGCCCCTGAAAAAATAAAGGACTTAGAAAATGAGATTAAACTCATAAAAGAAAAAAAACAACAAGTTGTTAAAACGCAAAATTTTGAACAGGCTGCACAGTTAAGAGATCAAGAAAAGAAAATACTTGCTGAGCTTGAAAAAGAAACCGCTGCTTGGAAATTGTCGATTAATGAAAAAAGGAACACGGTTACCCCAGATATGATTTCTGAAGTGGTTTCTATGATGACTGGTATTCCAGTTTCAAAAGTTACTGAGAATGAATTGAAGAGATTATTATCAATGGATACCGAGTTAAATGGCTGTGTTGTTGGTCAAGATGAGGCCATCAGTAAAGTAGTTGCATCTATAAAGAGAAATCGAACTGGTATTCGTAAGCAATCAAAACCAATTGGATCTTTCTTATTTATCGGACCAACTGGTGTTGGTAAAACTGAATTGGCTAAATCTTTAGCTGAAAAGGTATTTGGTACTAAGGACTCTATGATTAGGGTGGATATGTCTGAATATTCAGAAAAATTTAATATCAGTAAATTAATTGGTGCACCTCCAGGATACGTTGGGTACAATGAAGGTGGCCAGTTAACCGAAAAAGTTAAAAACAAACCGTATTCTTTAGTACTATTTGATGAAATTGAGAAAGCCCATCCAGATGTTTTTAATGTGATGTTACAATTGTTAGATGAAGGTTTTTTAACTGACGCTAATGGTAGAAAAATTAATTTTAAAAACACCATAATCATCATGACATCAAACATTGGTTTGAAAGAAGTTCAGGATTTCGGTACTAGAATTGGTTTCTCTGATTCGGATAATGATAACCAAGAAAATTCGAAGAGTATTATTGAGAAAAATCTAAAAAAAACGTTTAAACCAGAATTTATAAATAGGCTAGATGATATCGTATACTTCAACTACTTAAATGATGTGGATATCAAAAAAATAATAGATTTACAACTAAACAGTTTTGAACTCCACTTAAATGAGATGGGTTTTTCATTTAAAATTGACAAAAAAACAAAAGATTTTATATTAGAAGTCGGTTATAATAAACTTTATGGTGCTAGAGAGATACAAAGAACCATACAAAAGTACATTGAGGATCCGATTTCAGATGAAATGTTAAAAATGGGTTTACCTAAAGAAGGTAAAATTTCTGTAAAACTCAATACCTCAACCAATAAAGTGGTTGTGGGTATAATTTAATAGAAAAATTAAAAAAAAAAATAATTGTTATTGTTGCCTTATTAACTTTTATGACTATTTATATAGGTAGTTAAAAAAGTTACTTATATAGATGGCAACAATAACAATTTATCTTAGAAAAAATTTAGGAAGAGCGCTTTCCTATACGGAGTTAGACGCTAACTTCCAAAACATTAAAACTGCTGTTGAAGGTTTAGGTATTACGGATTTACAAGACGTAGTAGCATTAAACCCACAAAATGGCGACATTTTTGTTTATAATAATACCACGAGTAAGTGGGAAGCTACCAAGAATTTACCTGGTAGTTATACTTTCGATCAAATAAGTGTAACTGGTATGACGCAAAATAATAATGCGTCATATTTTGTTTCATTTAACCCAACCACTGGTGCGTTTGGTTTTTCAGAAGTTGTTTCGGGTACTAGTGGTACGTCAGGTAGCTCTGGTGTAAGTGGTGTATCTGGTTCTAGTGGTTCTAGTGCATCAAGTGGTACATCGGGTTCTAGTGGTATTAGTGGTTCATCCGCATCTTCAGGAACTTCTGGTTCATCCGCATCTTCAGGCTCAACTGGTACATCTGGTTCAGCTGGTTTAAGTGGGTTATCTAGAACATCGGGGACTTCAGGTTCTTCTGGTTCAACAGGTACTAATGGTACCGCAGGTGGTTCAGGTTTATCTGCTTCAGCTGGTACATCGGGTTCTAGCGGTACAACTGGTACTGGTGGTAACTCTGGTGCGAGCAATTCTTCAGGAACTTCTGGTTCTAGTGGTTCTTCCGCTTCTTCTGGTACGTCTGGTTCTTCAGCGTTAAGCGGGTCTTCGGCATCTTCAGGAACATCAGGATCTTCTGGTTCTACAGGAACTAGTGGTTCAGCAGGTGCTTCGGGTAATAGTAATTCTTCAGGGACATCAGGGACTTCTGGATCTACGGGATCTAATGGTACTGCTGGTGCTTCGGGTAATAGTAATTCTTCAGGGACGAGTGGCTCAAGTGGTTCTACAGGAACTTCTGGTTCAGCTGGTTTAAGTGGTTTATCCGCTTCTTCTGGTACATCGGGCTCAAGTGGTTCTACAGGAACTTCTGGTTCTAGTGGTCTTTCAGGTGCTTCTGCATCTTCAGGTACATCAGGATCATCTGGTACTTCTGGTACTGGCGGTCAATCAGGTTTATCTAGAACTTCTGGATCTGCTGGTACTTCTGGTACAACTGGTACTTCGGGTGTTGATGGTAATTCTGGTTTATCTAGAACTTCAGGAACTTCTGGTTCTGCTGGATCAA